CGAAAGATTATTACACAGGTTATACAGTACAAAATTATTTAAGAGATGCCGGTTCGGTAACTGTTGTTAGAGTAGCAGGTACAGATGGACATACTACTTTAGCAGGAGGTTCAGATGGAACTGTTGCTGTAGTAGCACAAGATGGAGATGGTGATAATATTATCGTAGCTGTATTAGAAAATACTGAAACTGCAACCGCTACGGTATCTACTATTGATGATACTACGGTAAGTGCTCCGATAATAACTTTAGATGGAACAAACTATACAGTATCACTTACCCCATCTGATAAAAATTCTTTGGATAAGGTATTAGGAACTACACCTGCTTCTGAAAAAGATATGTACGCTAACATATTTTTCGATGTAAGTGATGCTACCTCAAACAATTTCAATCCAAATAATATTGCTGCAGTTGAAAGATTAGCATTAGATGTACAGAATTTTACAGATGATAGTGAGTCTGCATATAAAACTGCGGCAACTCCTTTTGTACAATCGCAAATATTTAACGGAACTAGTAGATATAATCTATTTAAAGTACACACTTTATCAGTTGGTGAAAATGAAAATACTAGATATAAAATTCAAATTTCTAATGTAAAATCATCTGATGGTACTAATTACGGAACATTTACTTTAACAATACGAGATTTTAACGATACCGATAAAAGAAAGGTAATTTTAGAAACTTATAATAATTTAAATTTAGACCCAACTTCTCCTAATTTTATATCTAGAAGAATTGGTGATAGATATCTAACAATTGATTCGGTTGGTAAAATCACCGAAAATGGTGATTATTCTAATAAAAGTAAATATATTAGAATAGAAGTTAGACCAGAGGGTACATATCCAATAACGGCTATTCCTTTTGGATTTGCTGCTTATACGGTTCCAGTTGCGTTTACATCTGCTACACACGCTAATTACTTTCCTGTAGTAAAATATACAAACGCATCTACGAATGGTACTAATTCAAGTGGGTTTGAATTTGGAGATACGAGTGCAAAATCTGCTAAAAATAATAAAAATTATTTAAAAGCTCTTCCAGTTAACAATGATGGAGTAGGATTAAATGTAGGGTTCGCTTTAGATAACGCTTTATCTGCAAATGGTGTAGGATTAAGTGCAAATTTAACCGGTGATATTATTGCTGACGAAAATTTTGTAAGTGGTAGTTCATATGTAATCACTACTGTTGGAAGTACTAACTGGGCTACCGTTACAGGTATAGCAGGATATACTGCGGCTGTAGGTAATGTAATAACTGCGGTTGCAGCAGGAGCAGGAAGTGGAGCAGCTAGAGAATATATTGATACTGCAAAAAGAAATTTCTGTTTGGCATTTCAGGGTGGATATGCAGGTGTTGACCCAACTGTTGATATCTTAAAAGGAGAACAGATTACTGCAACTAATACACAAGGATTTAATTGTAGTTTATCTACAACTGCTGGTACTAAAGCTTATACAAAAGCATTAAACGCTGTTTCTAATCCAGATGAATTTGATATAAATTTATTAGTAACTCCTGGTATCGTTAGAAGTTTACATCCTTTTGTAACAACAAAAGCAATTGACCTTTGTGAAGCAAGAGAAGATGTATTCTACATTGCTGACTTTGTTGGAGCAGATGGTTCGATAACAGATGTAGTAGAGCAAGCATCATTAGTTGATTCTAACTATACTGCAACTTATTACCCTTGGGTTAAAACAATTGATACTATAACAAATAAAATTGTTGCAGTTCCACCATCAACTTTATTAGTTGGTACATACGCACAGAATGATAGATTAGGTGCTGAATGGTTTGCACCAGCTGGTTTAAACAGAGGTGGTATTCAGGGAGCTGTTCAAGTGATGAATAGATTAACTCAATCTGAAAGAGATACATTATATGAAGGAAAGGTAAATCCAATTGCGGCATTTCCTGGACAAGGTATTAGTGCATTCGGACAGAAAACATTACAAGAAAGTTCATCTGCATTAGATAGAATCAACGTAAGAAGATTGTTAATTAACTTAAAGAAGTTCGTTGCATCTACTTCAAGATTCTTAGTGTTCGAACAAAACACCGGACAGACAAGAGCTAAATTCTTAAATACTGTAAATCCTTATTTGGAGAGTGTTCAACAAAGACAAGGTTTATACGCATTTAGAGTGGTTATGGATGAAACAAATAATACACCAGATGTAATCGACAGAAACATATTACAAGGTTCTGTGTTTTTACAACCTGCTAAGACTGCTGAATTCATCGTAATTGATTTCAATATCTTACCGACTGGAGCAACTTTTAGTGTATAATTTGAATAACTAATATTTATATAAAATAAAGCAATAAAATGGCAGACGTATTAGAATTTAACGAAATGTTTTATACCAATTTCGAACCAAAGATGAAGAATAGATTCATCGTTGAAATCGATGGTATCCCTTCATATTTAGTGAGAGTAGCTAACAGACCTACTATCCAATTTGAGACAGTAGTATTAGACCACATCAACGTAAAAAGAAAGTTGAAAGGTAAAGGAGATTGGCAAGATGTAGCACTTACGCTATTTGACCCAATTGTTCCTTCTGGAGCTCAAGCGGTAATGGAGTGGATTAGAACATCACATGAATCATTAACAGGTAGAGATGGATACGCAGAATTCTATAAGAAGGATGTGGATTTCTATATGTTAGGTCCAGTAGGTGATAAGATTGAACAATGGAAATTAAAAGGAGCATTTATCTCTCAAGCTAACTTCGGTGACTTGGATTGGAGTAATGCTACAGACCCTGCATCAATCGAAATTACTTTAACTTACGATTACGCAATCTTAGAATTCTAATAAAAGAATAAAATATAAAAGGGGAAACAGAAATGTTATCCCCTTTTTTTGTTTTGAAAATTTGTGATATATATATTTATATACAAACAATAAGTTATTATTATGGCAGACAAAAATTATGAATTCCCAACTGAGGTTATATCATTACCATCAGAAGGAAAGTGTTACCCTGAGGGACATCCATTGGCGAGCGGACAAGTTACGATAAAGTATATGACCGCAAAGGAAGAAGATATTCTTTCTTCACAAAACCTAATCAAAAAAGGTATAGTATTAGATAAGTTATTAGAATCTGTAGTAGTAGATGCATCAATCGATGATTTAGTTACAGGTGATAAGAACGCTATTATGTTAGCAACTCGTATTTTAGGATATGGAGCGGCTTATCAAGTAGAGGTATCTGACCCATTTAGCGGTGAGAGACAACAAGTAACAATTGATTTAGCGAAGGTTAAAACAAAGGATATTGATTATTCTCTATTAAAAAGAGATAATAAATATGAATTTACTTTACCTCAATCTGGTAAAAAGATTAAATTCAAATTATTATCACATAAGGATGAAAAAGATGTTCAGGCTGAAGTAGCGGCATTAGATAAGTTATCCAAAGGTACTAATCCGGTTGAAGTTACAACTAGATTACGAAAAATGATAGTGGAAGTCGAAGGTAATACTGAAAGAGGATTCATTAATAATTGGGTAACTAATCAATTGTTAGCTCAGGATAGCAGAGCATTAAGAGCACATATTAGAGATTTTGCACCCGATTTGGATTTAAAATTTGAATTTACATCTGATATTACTGGTGAGACGGAGGCACTTGATATCCCATTTGGGGTTAGCTTTTTTTACCCTTCCAACTAATTACTCTACCCAACTTCACGAAGAAATTTGGAGTTTGGTTCAATATGGTAATGGGTTTACTTGGAAAGATGTATATACGATGCCAATTCACTGGAGAAGGTTTTACCTTAAGAAGTTAATTGACTTAAAGAAAAAAGAAAAAGAAGAATATGATAGAGCCAATAGGAAAACAAAAGTTCCTTCAGGTGGTTCTTCAAAAGTAAGGATGAGATAGTAAAATTTAAGGGGTGTAATCACCCCTTATTTTTTTATCCAATATTTATATTAGTAAAAATATACTCACAATGAAACAACCTATTAAAGAAGGAATTCTTAACAAATTCGTAGATAGCTTTATAGACTCCTATAAAAGAGGATTAGATAAGTATTTCATAGAAAAATCAGCAGAAAGAAATCCTGAATTAGCTAAAGCACTTAGAGATACAAGTGATTCTTTAGCTGATTTGCAGAAAGTATTAGATAAAATTAATAAGAAGAAGTAGTAATAAATGGCAGGGGAAAAAATAAAACTAATCAACGCCGAAGCTAAGGCAACCGAAAATTTAGCCAAACAACAGGAGGACCTAGCTGCTGCTCAACAAAGGGGTGATGCGGCTGCTATTGCGGATTTGCAAGAAAAGATTAGTAAAACCGAAGCCTATATTAACAAAGCAAAAGGTATAAAAACCACTGTTTCCGATTTTAGTGATTTAGCATCTCAGATATCTATATCGGAAAGAGCAACTACTGAGTTAGGTAAGTCGTTCACTTCAATGGATAGACAACTTAAATCATTAAGTAAGGTTCAGGTTAGTTTAACTGACCCAGCTGATATAGAGTTCGCCGAACAATTTGCACAAAAAGCGTACAAAGTAGCAGAAGCACAAAGAGATGTTTTATCTGCAGCATCCGGTACTAAAGAAGAACAGATAGCCGCGGCAGACAATTTAGTAAATATTCGAAAAGACTATATAAGTTTTGTAAAGTCAAATCAAGATTTGATAGAAGGGAACAGAGAATTAGGTAGTATAGTAGGTGATTTCAATAAAAACTTAGAAAAGGCGAATCGTGAACTTGAGATAATGAATGGGTTAACCGATGATGAGGTAGCCGCATATAAAGAGTTAACTAAGGAAGTAGATGAAATGAAAGGTAGATTAAATGCAGTTGCTAATCAAATAACTGCTGCATTGAAGAAACCATCATTGGCAATTGGATTACTCATAGTTGGAGTAGGTAAAGTTGTTGGTAAGGTGTTTGAAATGCAAAAGGCATTTGGAATGGTAGGTCAAGAGATTAATGGATTTACTGCATCAGCTGGAGTATTAGGAATGGGATTTAAAGAATCTCAACAAGTAGCAGAAGGATTAGCTGAAAATTTAGGTGATATGGGTGAAGCATCATTTGGTACTCAATTGAATACCAATTTGATTGCAAATAATATGGGTATAAGTGGTACTGAGGCAGCATATTTAACATCAGAGTTTGGTAAAATGAGAGGTTCGACTTCAGAGCAAGCAGCTAATATGCTTAAATCACTTCAGGCTACCGCAAAATTAAGAGGTGTTTTACCATCAGCAGTAATGAAAGATTTAGCGGCTAACGGAGAAGCGTTTGCAAAATATGCAAAAGGAAGTGGAGATAACATTAAGAACGCAGCTATACAAGCTAGACAATTAGGTGTAACTTTTGCAACTACTGCTAAAATAGCAGACACATTATTAGATTTCGAAACTTCAATTGAAAAAGAATTAGAAGCTAGTGCAATGTTAGGTAGGGACTTGAATTTAAGTAGAGCAAGAGAGTTATTTTATATGGGTAAGCAAGAGGAGGCAATGTCTGAAATACTTAGACAATTGGGTGATAAGGCTGAGTGGGATAAAATGGATGCGTATCAGAAAGATGCAGCTGCCGCAGCATTAGGAATAAGTGTAGCGGAATTGGAAAAGATGTATATGAATCAGCAGAATATCGCTGAAAATGCCGGTACTTTGACCGAAGAGTTTAGTACAATGAAGGAAGGTATAAGTGCGATAGTAAATGAATTCGGAGGTGGATTCATTGGTGCTATAGGAAAGGCTATTATATTAATGGGTCAGTTAGGTGGGGGTATAAAGGCATTTGATGGTATGTTCGGTGGAGTTGTATCTAAGGTGTGGGATATGGTTAAGGGATTAGTAGTGGCAGGGGCACAGAAGGTGTGGGGAATGGTAACAGGTGGCAAAAGTCCTGCAAGTGATGTAATAGATAGTGCAAAAGATAAAGTAGTAGATAAAGTACAAGATAGTATAACAGATAAAGTTCAGGATAAGGCATCCGAAAAAGCAGAGGATTTGGTTGATAGTAAAATAGATTCAGTAACCTCACCTGAAGGTGTCGAAGGAGCAACTGATGCAGTTAATAAGGATAAATCAATGGGTGATAAACTTAAAGATTTATCAAAAGGATTGAAGGCAATGGGTGATACTAAAGTTCTTAAGGGAGCTTTAAACTTAATACCAACGGGAATAGGATTTTTATTATTAACTCCTGGTTTAATAGGTATGTGGGGAGTTTCTAAATTTGCTGATAGTGCTGGTAAAGGATTAGGTGAATTGGCAAAAGGATTGAAAAAAATGGGTGATGGCTCTGTGATGATGGGTTCATTAGCATTAGCAGTAGCATCATTAGGATTTATATTAATTATTCCTGGTATAATAGGAATGGCATTGTTATCAGTATTTGCAGCGCCAGCCGGAATAGGATTAGGATTGTTAGCGAAAGGATTGGATAAAATGGCTCCAACTATTCCTGGTTCTATAGCAGTGGGTGCTGCAGCAATTGCATTTACATTGATGATTCCAGGAGCGATTGGTATGGCATTATTTGCAGCGGCAGCAATACCAACAGCGGCAGCATTAAATTTATTGGGACCGGCCTTAGTAGGATTTGGTTCAACTGCTGGAACTGTAGGTTGGTTAGGAGTTGCGGTAATTTTAGCATTAGCAGCCGCATTTACTATATTTGCATTTGGATTAAGTTTATTAGTTCCATTGGTAAAAGCAATCGGAGAAGTTTTAGTAGGAGTGATAACGGCTATAGCAAGTGGTATATCAGTTATCGTAGGTAGTATAACAAATATGATGGCGGCATTATTACCACTTATGAATATAGAAGCTGCGGTAGGTGTGTTGGCAATGGCGGGTGCATTTACAGCATTAGCATATTCATTAGCGATGGTTGCGGCAATGGGAACAGCGGCTATTCCTGTACTATTAGTGGCAGGAGCAGTTGGTGCAGTAGCGGGTTCTTTATTTGGTGGTGATAGTGCAGGTGGAGGAGAAAGTAAAGATGATTTAATAATACAAAAATTAGATGAATTGAAAGCAGCATATTTATCTAATAAAGATGTTTATATGGACGGTGCAAAAGTAACAGCGGCAGTTGGTAGGGGTGCTGCTAAAAATCCAATTACTTCATAATGGGAAAAACGATAGAAGAATTATTCAGGTCAAAACAACTTCAGAGTAGTGGAAAAACTGCTGAGAAAACTTATGATATCCGTAATAGTAAGGATATCAATATCTCATCGAATAATCCTCTTATGGGGTTACCATTTAAAGCAATGAATGGTATTAGAAAAACAATAGGGTTTAGAACTAAGGAAACTTTATTAGAGGAGGAATTTGGTGGAATCAGACCGCTTAGATTACTATCATCTCCTATATTATATGGAACTGATATTATCAGATTAACTACCAGAAAAACCAACGATGTTCAGGCTATGAAAGATAGCATAAACAACAATGGTACACAAGGTGGTAACAATGGTTTAATAGGAAGGGCACTAAAAAAAGTTGAAGGATTTGTAACTAAAAAATTAGGATTGCCTCAGGATACTTATCCAACTTATGTAATCAATACGGGTAAACTTCAAAAGGGAAAAGAGCCTGATACGATGATTACTATTGGTGAAATTAAGAAAGATGCAGCAGGTACTTCATTTGGTAGATTCTTAAAGCAAACTGGTGGAGGTACTCCATCTCAATTAGCTAAACAAATAATTGGAGGTGGATTAAAAGTTACTCAGGGAGCAATACGAACTGCATTATTCGGAAGTCAGACGGTTGCATCATTATCAAAAGGAAATCATAATGGATTTGTAGGAAAATATGCATCTACTGCTAACTATGAATCTTCAATGAGTACATATACGCAAACTTTATCTCTAAATTATTTAGATATATCAGCGGTATCACCTATTAAGGGATTCACACGAAAAGGTGAAATATATGGTAGAGATTTAGGAACAAAGAGTTATGGTATGAGATTAAACGGAAGAAAGGGTGAACCTACTTCCGCATTCTTACAGGATAATAGATATTGGATAGGGGATAAATACACATCATCCAATCCTAATGCAAGAACAAAAGGATTACCAAATGTAGAATCAGCTGAATTAAATAATGGTAGTAGATTTTTAAGTCCTGTTCCTACTTCTTTAAGAAACTCTTTTGATAAAAATTCACCTTCCGATGGTTCAGCATATGCATCTGCGTTAGCTAGAAAAAGTGCAAGATTTGGTGATACTGAATATGCGTTTAGTCTTTCCGATGGTAGTAGAAATCAAAGATTTGGTGAACCTAAATTAGCGGATTTACTGGGGATATATACTAGAGAAAATCCATATAGTCCATTTAATAATTTTGCAGGTCAATCTACTATGCCTGATTTTAGAGTAGAAACCGTAGTTACGTTGGGTAGTAAATTGTTACTTAATAAACCCTATGGATTAAACTCACCTGCAGGGGGTATAGCTAATCCTGCTCTTCAGAGTGGCCTATTTGGATTAAATAAAGAATTCGCATTTAGTTTATCCGATAATACTAATCACAAAAAATTTGGAGAACCTACTATTAAGGATTTAGAATTTGTTTATACAAATGTAAACCCATATGAAAGGCAAGGAGGATTTAGTGGACCATCTACCGCACCATTCCCACTATCTACATCAGTTTTATTAGGTAGCAAGATGTTAATCAACAAACCTTGGGAACTTAATTCTCCTACAAAAGGATTGAAAAGAACTCAAGGAGTATTTGGTGTATCTGGTTTTGCGTTTAGATTATCTGATACAGACTTAAATAAAAAGAAAGGTGAACCTACTGCGGATAAATTACAGCAGTATAATACAATTACAAATCCATATCAGTCTGGTTCAGCAGCGGGGCCATTGGTATCCAGTAAAATATTAACTAATCCAATATTAGGATTTATTCAACCTAAAAAAAGAACTCAGAAGGATAGATTTAGTTTAAGAACAAGAATTAATAATTCAGCAGACACTACATCAAATGTCACAGATTCACTTTCAACGAGAAGAGGATTGAAAACATTATCAGATGTGATAAATCAAACAGGAGTATTTACAGTATCTGAATTGGCTTCTATAAAGTATAATGGAAAAACAATAGATGAGGTTGATTTAATACCACTTCGTTTTACTAATATGGGCAGTGGTGAGACAATTTATTTTAGAGCAATCGTAAGTGGATTTAATGAAACATTTTCTCCATCTTGGGAAAATAGTAAAATGATTGGGTCACCATTTAATTTTTACAATTATACAGGAATAGAAAGAAAGGTAACATTTAACCTTAAGGCGTATGCGATGTCTTCGATAGAATTGGCAATGATGTGGAGAAAAATTGAATTCTTAGCTAACTTTAATTATCCAGGAGGATATACGGATGGTGGAATAGTTTTACCTAATTTAGCTAAATTTACTTTTGGTGATTTATACCACAATAGAGTTTGCTTCTTAGATAGTTTAAGTTATTCAATTGAAGATAGTGAAAATCTTTGGGAACTGGGAGATGGACAAATGAAATACGGAGTTTCTGATTATTATGATAACGATTATGAATTTAATGGAAAATTTAGAGCTAATCCAGGCGGAGAAGTAATAAGTAATTCTGGACAAGCATTTACTACCATTGCAAGAACGAATGAAGGTATAAAAGAAGGTGAAAATAGAATATATGACCCTATTACTAAAACAGGATTTCTTATAGATAATGCTGGTGATACGGCTAGAGTAGGATACAATGATGTTAACTATAGTATGAAAAGTTTTAGATTACCTAAGTTTTTAAACGCATCAATTGGTGTAACATTTATAGAAAGTAGAAGTACTACTACTAGATTGTATGATTTTGGTACTTCATTGAGTAATGATGTAAGACCTGCTGTAACTAGAGATACTACATCGGATGGTAATAAGCAAAATAATGCAGCCAAAGGTAGTGGTGGAACAGGTGGAACGGCTGCCGGTGGAACGGCTGCCGGTGGAACACAAGGTCCTGTTCCTGTTAAAAATGTAGAAAAGAAAATTAAAGGAACAAATGTACCTGATGGTACTAAACAAGTTCAATTTGGTGGAGGTACTTTCGGTGGCGGTGGCGCAGGTGGAGGTTTTTAAATAACAATATATTTTTATATTATGAGATACAATAATACAGGTGCAATTAGATTGGCTAACGGAAAAAGAGTTTATGAAACCGTTATACCTAGCCAGATTGCCAAAAAAGATAGTGATATATATATTATTACTCAGGAAACTGATAGATTGGATACATTAGCAAGAGAATATTACAATGACCCATCTCTATGGTGGATAATTGCACAGGCTAATAATTTAAACTCTGTAAATTTAGGTTTAGAGCCTGGTATACAACTAAGAATACCGGCTGACAAAATTGAAGTATTAAATAAAGTATAATATATTTTTATGGCATTTCCTTTTATAAAATCAATAGATGCATTTATTGATACTGAATTGAACACTAGAAAAGACCCAATTAAGGCATCTCAATTGGTGCCTTGGATACAAATAACATCTAATTTAGGAGGAGGGTATGAATTGGGAAGTGCATCTTATCCAGACCTTTTTGGGTCTAATGGAATGTATCATAATGATGGTGTAGGTAGATTTAGACCTAGACCAATGGTAACAGATTTTTCAGTTGATTTTGCGAGTAAAGGAACTTTAAGAAAAGCTACGTTTAAAATTAAATGTTACACCATAGATGACCTATCTAAATTACAGGAATATTTCTTAGAACCAGGAATAAGTTGTTTTATTCAATGGGGGTGGAACAAAAGTTTATCATCTGGTAAGACTGTAATACCTTTATCAGCTGATGCGGGTAATGTAAATTTATATAATAGAAATCCGCAGGCATTAAATGAAGTCAGACAAAAAAATAATGGTTGTTATGATAATATGGTTGGTATTATAACAGGTGGAGAAAGTTTTATAAATGGAGAAGAGTATGGTGTAACCGTTAAAGTTTGCTCTATTGGAGAAATATTGATGGGAAGGAGCCAGGAAACAATTACTACCGATTCGGATAAAGTTTCAAACGAACCTGCTTTTAGTGAAGCTGAAATTGAATCATATGAGGGTACTACAAATTTAAATTATGCATACGCATTTAATTCTTTCCCCGCTGAACACAGAACTAATACAATTAAAAACTGGATAACTGATTCTAGTAAGGTTGATACTGCGGCGGATTTTATAGGATTCAATGATAGTTTGATAGAAGAGGCACAGGAAGAAACTAAAAAAGGAGAAATATTTGGGTTAATAACTTTTAATCAAGATGTTACTTTATTAGATAAAACATTTTCAGCCAGAGATTCAACCTCACCGGTAACGCCTAAAAAATATATAAGATTCCGAAACTTTATCGATATAATGAATGAGACTAGGCTTAAGTTAAGTAGTGATGGTTCGATGAATTTTAATCTTGATATAAGTTCTACCTATATTAGTTGTTTCAGAAGAATATTTTCAACAGATGAAAGAGTTTTTATACCAAATGTTGAAATGGTAAACTATTTTTGGAACGAGCCTTATTATAAAGGAACTGAGACACCTAGAGCAGAAATGTTAGGAAATTATGGTACATCAGGTAGAGGTAAAGTCTCATTTCCGTCAAAAACCGCTACAACGTTTACAATGAAAGATGGTACATCTGTAACTTTACCGGTTCATAAGCATGGTTGGATAGGTAATGTTTATTTAGATTCCGAAGTTGTTTTTGAAGCACTAAGAGATGTAAAAAGACCAGTTAAAGAAGTCTTAGATGGAGTTTTAAAAATAATGGAAGATTCAGTAGAAGGGTTATGGAATTTTCAAGTTGTACAAGATGGTAATGAATTAAGAATTAGTGATGCAAATTTAAGAAACGATAAATCTGGATTAGATGTAGTATCATTTCATTATACCGGAACTAAAAGTTTTTTCTTAGATGCTTCATTTAATTTAGATATTCCAAAAGCTATGGCAAGTAAAGTGGTTATGGAAAAATCTGTAGATGGAAATATAAGCGGAGATGGTGACCCTGAACCAACAGGTCTTTTTTCTGATAAAAAGGATACTAAATTAGAAAAAGTAAAAGTAGAATCAAGTGCAACGGATAAAACACCCGCGAAACCATTAACGGATGATGATATAAAAAAGAATGCTTGGATTGATTTGAGAAGGAATATTAAAATTATGATTGACCCTACGATAGTAGATAAAAGTTCTATCGATAGTAATATAAATAGATGGGGTATATACGGAATATATTTAAATAAAAAATACTTTAATATAATACGAAAACAAGATACTGGGTATAATACAAAAGGAGCTACGGTTTATAATGGAAGGCCGTTACCTGTAAAATTCAATTTTACTACATTGGGTATGAGTGGATTTCAAGTTGGGCAATTATTTAATGTAATAGGATTACCACCTCAATATAATAATGCATCAAAAGGAGCATTTATGATTACGGAAGTTACACATAAAGTAGACGGTAAACATTGGACTACTTCAGTAGAAGCTATGTTTAAACCATTTGTTAGATAATATGAAAACTGATTTAGAATTATATAAAAAACTTAGGGAAGATTTACCGATACCTCTTAGACCACCAAGAGCATTTTATCCTAAACCATCGGAAGAGGATTATAATAAAGGTTA